GGCTGGTGTTTTGAGGGTATCGCGACCCTTCAAGCGCCCACCTCCAGCTGGGACGTGCTGCTTGATCATGCCGTGATCGCAGTTACCTGCGCCGGGAAAGTGGTGACAGAAACGTCGGTCGATTGCATGTTGACCGTCGTGGGAACTGGGATGACCAGTACGGTCACCATGTTCTTCGGCCCAGGTGTGAAACTGGGCTGGACGTTGAGCGCAGCGCTGCTCACAAACGACGCGATAGCAGCTGCGCTGAGCCGCACTCCAACGCCCAAGGCTGCGGTGTTCGCCGTTACGAGCGTCGCAGCAGCAGCGAGCTTTACGGCCACCGCAAGCGAGGCGGTCGTTGCGGTGATGAACGTGGCGTTGGCGACGAGCACGGCGGCGTTCACCGTGCCGAGAGTAGCTGAGACTGCGGTGCCGAAAGTGGCGGCGGCGGCGAACTGGGTCTGGGTGACAAGCGCCGCTGTTACCACTGTGCTGAACGTCGCAGCCGCTGCGAACGACGCGGGCAGCGACCCACCAAGTGTCGCACTCGTAACCGTCGTGAACGTGGCGCTCGCCGCGAAACGCGAGGTGGTGCTCAGAGCGGCGGTCGTAGCCGTACCGAACAGCGCTGACGCGGCGAGCCCTGCTGCGGTGGACAATGCCGCAGTTGTCGCCGTCGCAAACGTAGCGCTCGCCGCGAAGGTCGCCCCCGAAGTCGTAACCGACGCGAGCGGCACCGTGTCGTCGATAAGCATGATATCGACCTGAACGACGTTGCCGTTGGTCGTTGATGGCACTGCGCCTGACTGGGCGGGCGTCACGCCAAACACGCTTAGCTGCGCGCTGACCTTTCTATTGGTGGGCAGCGTTGCGGTGGGTGAGTAGGCCCCCCACGCGTAGCCGCCGCTCAGCTCGAAGTCCTGCCACACCGTGTACGTCGTGGCGACGTTTAGCGGGATCGCCCCATCAAACATCACGGCAACGGTGTTGTTGCTGCCGGTGCCGACGTAGGTGACCTTCCCAAGGATGCCTGCGGAGGTTGCGAGGTAGCCGTAGTGAGTGCCAACAACGTCGTTGGCCGCTAGGTAGAGGCGAACGCCGACGGCAAGACACGGCGATGAAACGACGAAAGTGATACCGAACTGCGAGACGTTGGTATTGATACCCGCGTTGACGACCGTTGGAGTCCGCAGATCCATCGGGCCATACGCAGCCCCGCCAGCCATTACAACTAGCTTGGCATCTGCTGCGAATAAGGCTGTCGGCATCTCGCGGTTTCCTTACAGGTATCGGTCGAAACAGATCGCCGCTACGGTGCCTACGATGATCCCAACGCACACGGTGACTGTGAAGACACCGAAGAACCAGACCACGTCACGCCAGGGTGGGTCTGGTACGAACGCAGCCTTCTCTATGAATTTGAGTCGGCGATTGTAATCGTCAAGGTCCCAGCCCCCACCGCCTGCATCAACTGGCGGATCGCCGCTCCAGAGCGCATCACCGCTGACTGCTCTCTGCCGGTCGGGGTCACAATACTCCCGCGCTCCTGACCAAGAGTGATGCACCCGCGAAGATTGGAGAAGTACCCCTTCGCCATGTCCCCCGCCCAGTTCGCGGGGTGCATTTCCACTTCGCTTCGCCCCGGCACGTTGAGCAGCAGGAAGACGAGCTGGCTGAACCGAGGCGAATACACCTTGGCGGTCTTGTACTGGCCGTGGGGAATGCAAGAGATATTCGTCGCGTTCTCCCGCCACGGAAGTTCGAGGCTTGTCCATGATTGGTCTCCGAGCGTTGCGACTCCAAAGGTGCCTTCGTCGGAGCTGGGACCACGGGCGATAATCAGCTCAAAACTGCTCATGCTTTTTCCTTAGCGGGGAACCACTTTCGATACCAGTAATGCGCTTCGCGAGCGATGCGCAGCAGGACGAGAAGAACGGAGAAGAACGTCAGGACGTGGTTGTCAGAGAGCAAACTCACGGCCGCGAAAAGGAGAGCGGCAGCGTCGGTCTTCCAATGGTCGAACGCGTGCCAGTCCATGATCATCTCCTGTCGTTCACCAGCTCTACTTGGCAGCGCCGGTACTTGTCGGCGAGGTCGTCGGCTTCGGCGGCGAAGGACTCAAGAAAGAGTCCATCCGCTGGAGAAAGTTGGACGGCACTGGTGTCCGCAACTCCGCTGGGATCGGCGGAAGCTTGGGGCACTCCACCGGCAGCGGACGTTGTGGGGGCGGGGCAACTGGCATGGACGTACAACCGCTTATCGCCAGTAGCGACAGCAGCAAGAGACTTTCGTACGGCTGCATCACGTTCTCCTTTCAGCTTCTGGTAATCGGCCGAGGCAGTGGCTTGCGCCTCGGTGTAGGCGCGCTCAGCGTCGCGCAGCTTGTCCTTCGCCTGGACGAGCGCTGCCTCGTAGACCGCGATGGTCGCGGCCGTTGCGCGGGCCTGGGCGAGCTTCTCCTCGGCCGCGACCCCCACGGCTTGGTTGTACCCGTGCCGGTACGCGCCGAAGCACAGCGCGAGCACGAGCAGGATCGAGCCGATGATCGAGTAGGGGTTAGGCATTGGGCTTATTCCCTGCGTCGGGGAAGGCAGCGCCGATGAAGCCGCTGGCCCCTACGCCGATGGCGATGATTGCGGCCTGCTGCTCGGGCGTGACGTTGACAGCACCCACGGCCGTGCCGATCAGGATGAGTCCTCTCCAGGTCGAGGCTTCGCCCGCACGGGCCAGGGCGTACGCTTTGACGGCTTTGAGGTCCATGGCTTAGCTCAGCGTGAGGGTGAAGGCGCTGATCGGGAAGCTCGGAGCGGCGTCACCCAGAGCAATCGTCTTCGCAACGGTGAGCGAGCCGTACATCAGCATGTTGCCGCCCGTGAGCGCGTCGTAGACTGCCCACCCGTTGATCGTGCCCCACGCAGTGCCGGTCGCACCCGGCGTCGGGAACGTGACCGCAGCATTGTTGGACGTCTGCCCACTCGTGCCGCTGGACGCGACGGTAGTCGTCAGACCCTGCGTACCCGCCCAGTTTGCCAACGACGACACGACGGTGGCTCGCGCGTAGTTCGTGCCCGCGCACTCCGTTAGGCCGGTGCCTGCGTTGTTGCTGGGCACAGCGGTGAGGAGCGCCATGTAGACGTTGGCGGGGCCGGTGCCAGCTGCGGCGGTCGCACCCGTGACGCCGATGGCCTGTGCGCGCAGCAGCCAGTCGATCAGCTTGTTCTCGAAGACAGCGGACAGTGCCATGGTGAATCTCCTTACGTGGTAGTGACTGCAGGGGTGATGGTGACGGTGCCGGAAAGCAGGGTGGTCACCACCCCAGCGGCGGATACGAGTTCGAGGTCGTAGACTCCGGTCGTCCAGGTGATGGCGAGCGTGTCGGCGGCGGCGATGGAGAGCGTGATGACGCTGTTCGCCGTGTCAATCGTGATGCGAATCGGCGTCGTGCTCGTGTCCAGGCGCAGCAGCTGCGTGCCGCCGACCTTGTCTTTGATCGCCATGCGAGCCGTGAAGCCAGTGAGCGGCTGCGGCGTGTAGTACTGGACGTAGCCGCCCGAGGTGTATGCCTTGTAGAGCGCCGCGTTCACGTCGTCGAGCACGATGGTGTTCGCGTCGACCACAGTGGCCGCGTGATAGTCGGTGGTGGCTGGCGGCGACGCGAGCGCGTTGATGCCGGTCATGCCCTTCACGGCGGTGACGGCAACATTCCACCCAGCAGGCACGCCATGCGCAGGCACGGTCAGTGTGGCCGGTGCCGTGTTCGGAATCGCGGTGATCGGCTTGTAGACGATGGGCAGCACGCCCCAGCGCACGAGCTGTGTGAACGTGGCACCTTGCTGGATCGTGAGGTTCTTGACCTGGGCCATTACAGACCTCCGTAGCCGGTGAACCGAGGCTTCGCCTTCTGGCGTTCCTGCTCGGCTTTTGCCTGCATGCAGTACGCCTCGAACATCACGCGGTAGTCAGCACTCTTGCCCTTGTTGTAGGTGTCGGCATCCTGCTTGCCGTAGGCGCGGTACTTCATCCACATGAGCAGATGGCGGTGGTGCCAGTAGTCGATCTCGTCGAGCGCGCTGTCGGCCGAGTCGGCCGTCACCGGGGCGAGCGGAAGGCGGTACACGGTCAGGTTCACGGTGTCCGCGACCACCGGCACCTGCACCCAGCGGCACTGTCCTTTCTGCTCGCCGATCACCATGCTGGTCACCACACCGGGCAGGTAGTCGTAGCCGACCGGCGGCAACGCACCGTAGTCGTTGAGCGCCTGGACTGGCGTGTCCTCGACGTTGAGGATCTTCAGCGGTCGGCCGGTCGAGGCCAGCACTGCTCGGCGGATCTTCAAGATGCGCGGGTCGAGCACGGCGGTGGCTGTCGCGGCTACCACAGAGATCGACGTCATCGTCGAGGTGTTGTCGGAGATGCCGTCCGTGAGACGCGCGAACATGTGGAAGGCGTCGTCCAGGTAGTCCCACACCTCCAGCTCTGACCAGAGGTACGGCGTGGCGGTGTCAACGACGTCCGCACGAAACAGGTCATGGAGCTGGAGGGGCGTCATTTACTTCGCGGCCTTCTTGGTGAGGTAGGCTTCCCAGGTGGTGTCGCGCTCACGCGTCTCGACGTCGAAACCGACGATCTCGCGGAGCACCTTCGGGTGCGGTCGGCCCTGGCCGGTGAAGTCACCACGCTGGTTGCGCTCTTCCATCATCTCGAAGGCGACGAACAGGGCAGCTTCGCGGTCGGCACCTTGCGGGGCGACGGGGAGGTGGGGCATGTCATCAAGGAGGTCGAGCTTCTCGCCCTCACACGGCTCGGCACCGAACGCGAGGACTTCCTTCTCGCAGATCGGGACGACGTACGTGGGTTGCCCCTTGACGAACTGAATGATGTGGCCGTGCGTGGAACGGTGTGTGTGGTTGCGGTTCAAGATGTAGTCGGGCATTGCGATCTCCTTGCGGTGGATGGACCGAGGGGCCTGCTACGGCCCCTCGGTTACTGCTTTGCTGGTCCGCTCAGCCGTGGTGCTTAGCTGTTGTGGACTTCGTTGGCGCGGCCGTCGATGGTGTACGTGAAGCGGATACGCACACGTCCCTGCGTCGCAGCTTGACCGCCGGTCATCACCATCGTGGCGCGGACGTCGTTGCCTGCAGCAGCGTCGTAGCCGGTCTGGGTGGTGAAGGCGTAGCCGCCCTGGTTGGTCAGTTCGCCAGGGATGACGAGCGGCACGCGGCCGGTGATGAAGGTCGCAGCCGGGGTGCCTGCCAGGGTCAGCGAGGCCGTCAGCGCGGCGTTGGTCACAACCACCGAGGTGGCGGTGAACGAGTCCACGATGAACGTGCCGTTGTAGGCGGCGCTGGTACCAGTACAACCGCTGATGGTGATGGTCTGGCCGACGGCGGTGATACCGTTGGCCGTCGCGTTGGTCAGCGTCATCTGCTGCGGCAGACCGGCTACTGCGTTGGTGATCGCGGTCGGCTGGTTCGTGAAGGCGGTGGCCTTCAGCGAAGTGGCACCCAGATACAGAGCACCGCTGTTGACGTCACCCAGCGCCAGGGTGGCGGTGGACGGGCCAACGTACGGCACTTCGATCTGCATTTCACCCGAGATAATCTGGGCGTTCACCGGCAGCGAGATCACCTCGAAGTAGTTGGTGCTGGCGTTGGTGTTGGCGGTGTAGGTGATACCGCTCAGCAGACCAGAAGGCTGCACCTGGGAGCCGAAGTCGGTGACACCAGCCTTCAGGTTCAACTCGACGGAGGCACCAGTCAGCGAGGGCACCGGGGCCATGCCGTCGTTGTAGTTGAACAGGAACTCCGCAACGAGCGGCCACTGGCCGGTACGGACACGTTTGATGATGGGCATGTCGATCTCCTTATTGCGCGGTGTACAGGGACAGAACGCCGAAGTCTTCGGTCGTGCCGCCGCTGTACTGCGAGTAGAACTGGGGCTTGTGGAAGCCCAGAATCTTGCCGATGGAAATGCCCTGCTGGTTCTCGTAGTCGAAGCCTTTCTCGACCCACTCAGGGATACCGATGTCGGCCATGCCCATCGCCTGCGCACCGCAGAAGAGGATCTGGCAACCGTCGATGGTGCCGGTGGCACCGTACTTCGAACCGCTCGGGGTCAGACGGGTGTTCGGCACATGGCGGAACTCGTGCAGGTACAGCCCGTCGATCTTTACGGCGTCGCCAGTGAACAGCGGGTTGTCGTCGCCGCGCTTCTGGGCGTAACGCAGGTTCTGGATGTAGTCGCTGTCCAGCTTCAGCTTCGCCATCGCCTGTGGCGACAAGAACACGTGGTAGACCTCTTCGCCGCCCTTCTCCTTCACGCCGCGAATGTAGTTGTCCTTGGCATACGCCTTGGCCTGGACGAGCATCGCGTACGAGGGGGTATCGGTAGCCAGCATGGTGGTGGTGCCGGTGCCCCACTCCATCAACTTCGTGGTGCCGTTCCAGTGGCCGAAGCGCTTGGACGACGGAGCCACGACGTCAGCAGCGAATTCGAGGAACGGGAGGTCGGAACCAACACGGCCACCGGGCAAACCGACGGCGCTGTTGCGGGTGGAGTAGTTCAGGCCAGCCAGAGTCAGGAAGCCCAGCTGATCCATACGGTCAGAGATCCAGTACGCCAGCTTGTCGCGGCTGTTCTCGCGGAAGTTGACGACGGTCTTCTGGTCGGCCAGACGGCCTTCGTTGCGGTTGGCGTTACGCAGCTGGTCGATGCGGATCACGCGGTCGTACGACTTCAGCTGCTCTTCGTTGCCTTCCAGGTTGCGGTCACCAGCGATACCGTCACCTTCGAGGTCCGTCAGCAGGGTCAGAACGGCGCGAGCGCCCTTCTCGGTCTTCTTCAGCTCGGTGACGTGCTGAATCAGCGCGTTCTCGTCCTTGCCAAGGAAGCGGTTGATGAAAGACATGTTGCGTGCTTGCCGCCAGAAGTCCAGGGACCACACCGTTTTCTGTTCGGTGGTCAGGACCGCAAAATTCGTCATGCTCATGTGAGCAATCTCCTATACGGGGGTATCGAACAAAGATTCCGACGGACTGCGTCAGATTTCAGGCCACGGTGTCGCTGCGGCGTGCGCTTGTTCGCCTGTACGGAGGTCGCCACGGGCCTGCTGTCGTGAGGCCAAGCGGGATGTTTCTACTGCGGTGCTACGGTGCCTGGATGTCGCTCCAGGCTCGCGAGATAGCTTCAGACTATATTAGAGCTGAACGCCGTGCAAGAGGTCTTGTGCTACGGCGCTACAAACGTGCTAGGCGTCTGCGTGGCCGCAAAGACGTCGCTGTTGAGCTTCACCACGAATACACGACCAGCGAGCTTTGGGATGCTGACGTAGGTCGATGCGGAGGCGACGCCCGTGACGGCGTACGATCCGGCCACTGCCGTCAACGAGTACGAGACGTGCGCCACTGGGTGGAAGTAGATCAGCGCCGCCGACTGCGCAGTGGTGAAGTACGACCCCAGCATCGCAACCAGCTTGATCCGCCGAGTGAACTTGTTCGCAACCCCAGTCGTTGCGTACGTGCCCGCCGACGTGGGGAACATCCTGGCGAACCTGACCGTGGACGCTTGGCCCGCGACCGTGTACGACCCTGCGACAGCAAGCAACGAGTACGCGTGCGAGCCGCTGGCGTGCGACACATACGTGAGCGTGGACGCTTGCCCGGTGAGCGCGTACGCCCCCGCCGACGACGCCAACGTGCGTGCGTACCGGACGGTGGCCGGTTGGCCCGTAACTGCCAGCGTGCCGTTGGCTGAGGTCAGCGTGCGTGCGTACCGGACGGTGGCTGGTCGGCCGGTGATCGCCAGCGTGCCGTTGCTTGATGCCAGCGTGCGGGCGTAGCGAACCGTGGCCGGTTGGCCGGTGATCGCCAGCGTGCCGTTGCTTGATGCCAGCGTGCGGGCGTAGCGAACCGTGGCTGGTTGGCCGGTGATCGCCAGC